CACGTTCAAATTTCTGTTTTGGTTTTTTAGATGACTTTGTTTCAGCAATTAATTCTGCAATTCCAGCCTTTATAAACCTTGCTTTTTCAGCTTCATTAACTGAAATAATATCGCCAACATTGTGACTGGCATCTATTCCAGATATTGATTGTAATAATCTTACTTTCATTTAAACCTCCAAAAAAAGTAAAGGTAGGACACGAATGCCCTACCCAGTTTTTTAATTAAGCTTGCACAAGGTGCTTAATCGCGGCAGTGTTTGTTAAAACACCGTCGAGTCTTACATAGCCTAAAATCCCGTAATCTGGAGCAAATCGCTCATTAGCAACAAACATTGTAGGTGCGCCAACTTTGCGAACATAGAACTTCTTCATGTCACCAAATAAAATGGTCTTTTTAGCAGTCGCGATTGAATCCATTGCTTGGTTAACTACAACGTTATATCCCAAAATATTTTGAGGGATTCCAGCTTGATAGTTGCCCATTGCCCACAAATAGTTGCCATCGCCATCTTTAAGCTTCCTGATAACCGCTAGTGTGCTATCATTCATCATAATTCTTGCTGATGCCGCTGAACGATATGCTGGATCAACTGAGTGAACAAGATCAATGATCTCATCCGCTGTAATTGCTGTTGCAGACGCCGCTGTTTTACCAGCCGCTGAAGTTGTCACAATGCCTTCAACATCAGATGAGCCAGAACCAGTAGTTAATTTGCTGTTTGCAATTCTACCAAGTCTTTCACCAAGCAATTCGCCTAGCAAGCTTTCCATGTTAAAGATTGAGTCTGAATTTAACTCATGTGACCAGCGCACCCATTCAGTATTAAACGCATATGCTTGAAGCTGTTTTTGACCAAAAGTAACATCTTTGCCACCATCATCGGTTGGAGCAGTGCCTTCAGTGTGTGCTTCAGCCGCCACGCCTGTATCATCGACTGTAGGAATGTTGATGCCTTCGCCGCTTGCAGTATTTAGCACTGTAAACAAGTCACTTGAGTACATCGGACCAGTAGCAATCATTGCTTTTTCAATGAAGTTAGCAAGCTCGGTTGGCACTGTGTATCCACCAGCCGCAGAAGTTGCGGTTTTCTGAACACGTGTTTCAAGAACAGATCTGGATTCTGCATCTAAGTTAGCGTTTCCGCCAGCCGAAATGTAATTGTGAAACGCTTTTCTGTAAGACATTTGCTCACCCTGATCGACTGCTGGAGTTGATCTGGCTTCTAGCACTGGTCTTTTTGAAACATCAGCAATTTCTTCCTGACGCTGTTCTTCTCTTGCTTCAACTTTTGCAAGTTTTTCCATGCGCTCAACGCGAGATGCGATTGCATCGTGATCTGCCATGATTTTGTCAAATGTTACTTCGACTTCTTTTGCTCGTGCTTCATCTGTTTTATCTGTAACAGAATTTAACTCTGAACGAGCATTTGTTGCGAGTACAGCCATTTGTTCTCGCAGTTCTTTGATATCTGCCATTTTTTAAGGCCTCCAATTAAAGGAACTGGTCGCATCACTGCGATCAATCCAAAGTGCTTGCCCACGGCACAGGGATTAGGGCTTAACAGCGAGAACCGCCGCTATTCTTAAATTAATTTTGCTTTCATTCTTAAACGTCTTGTTGCCTGAGAAGCACTTTCTCTGTGCGCCTCAAGAGAACGTAAACCAATCTCAGTGCCTTCATATGCTGGGGTTGTGACAATGCTTACGTCATACAACTCCGCTTCCTGAATTTTTCTAAGTGGGGTTTCATCACTATCATCCCATTCTTGTCGCGTGGGTCGAAAAGCAAAAGACATTTTGTCTAAATCACCACGTTTCATTTTGGGAACAATAGCACGAACATCAGGATCAGTTGCATCAAGTTCAGTTTCGATGAGTAGTCCATATTCATCTTCTCTTAAATTTAAAGTTCCTGATCGCGTTCTAGCTAAAGGCAAACCAACATGATTAATTAAAAAAACCACATCATCTCTGCCAATTGCATCTTTAAAAGCACCTCGCTCAATCATTTCGTTAAATTGACCACCGATATCTGTTTGCTGATCAAACACTGCGGCGTACCCAGTTACTTTTATTTTATCGTCTTCTTCGGCTCTAATTTCAAATTTGCCGCTTCTAATTTCTTTATCCATTGTTTTCCTCATTGGTTGTAGGCTGGCTTGAAATAGGCACTGTTGCACCTTGGATCATCAAATTATCGCCCTCTGGCCTTGCGGCTAGGTTTTCAGTTACGCGAACTTCATTTGGTGTTCTAATACCGTTTTGAATTGAGGTGCTGTATGCTTCCATGCGTGTTTTAAAATCACCTCGCAGTAATCCATCAACATTATATTCAACATATTGCTTTGAACCTCTGCCAAAAAACTTTAAATTCATTTCTTGTTCTGTTTGCTCAACCCATCGCTTGACCGTGTGTTTAACAAACGCTAAATCCTGTTGTTCAGTGTTGCTAAACGTTCCATTTGTTAAATCTTGTAAAAATACAGGTGGCAGTGAATATATTCGCGCAATCTGTTCTATTGAAAAACGCTGTAATTCTAACAGTTGCATATTCTCTGGTGATAAGCCGACAGATTTTAGCTCATGACCCATAGGCAATGCCATTATTGGTCTGCCTTCTTTTGCCAACTTTAAAGTTGCTCTTGCAACATCTTCAGATGCGCGTTGTGCGCTTGCACCAGATGCAAACGTGCCTTGTAGAACCGCTGGTGGAATACCACCTGATTGAAAAGCTTTTGAGCCGTATTGACTAGCGGCAATTGCCATGCCAATCGCATCTTTGTTGCTCATAATTGGTGAGCGGCTATCTAGTTGATTAGTTTTTAGCATAAAAGGTATATCTAAAACATCTTCAGCGTTGTAGCGCACCATTTTGTTATCACCGCTATAAACATAAACTTTCTTCTGTAAGTCAGCAGAATATTCAACTGAAAGTTGTGATGGATCTAGTGGATAGAGATTTGCAACAGTGCCGTTGTTTCGACGCTCAATATATGTAACAGCGCGACCACCTGTAAAAATGCTTTCATATGTGTATTTGCGCCATTCAAAAGAACTCATTTGCGGATTAACAACTGATTGCAAAACATCTGTTAAACCACCAGTTACTTTTTTACGACCTTCTGAAGTTTTTCGATAAACACAAAGAGGTAAACCAGCGAGTGTGCCAGCTAAGAAATTAACAGCCGCCCAAACTGCTGGAATGCCAAGGGCGGAATCAATGTTTACAACAACGCCACTTGACGCATTTGTTGAACCCCAACCCATAATGGACAAAAAATCATTTGCTGAAACTGGTGCATTTGGATTTTCAAGGTTGCGATTTTCAACCTTTCTAAATCTATCAAATATTCCCATTTTTTTTCCTAACTCATAATGCTAAAACTTGGATCATCCCAAGGTGAAGAAGGCAGACTTGCATCAACAGCCGTTGCCGCACCGATTGCCATTGTTGCCGCTAAACAAATATCAATTCGACCTGTTGCACGTTGTTTTTCAAAACGTCTTAACCCTGCTGGGGAAGTCCAAAAGCAAGCAGAGGCGATTGCGCTTCGCATTGCTGGATTAACTTCTATTCTTAATCTGTTTTCTAAAATTAATTCTTCAAATCTGTTAATGCTTTCAGGCATCCAAAGTGGGTTGCCTTTTCTTTGGTTTGTACCTTGCGGATGTTCAATTAAAGGTAATGTTGCACCTGTTTCATCAAGCGCATTTTCAAATGTTTTAATTAACCAGCGATCATAACTAACAGCTTGTATGTCAAACCGACTAGCTGTGTCGATTAAATCTGCCGCCAAATAATCATAACGCACAATTGAGCCTTCTGTTGCTATTAACCAGCCCTCACGCTCCCAAACGGTGTATGGTGCTTTATCGGTTAACTCTCGCGCACTCAGGCTCTCTTTAGGGGTATAGCCACGCGCAAACAGTGCATATTTAGGTCTATCATCATCACTTCGACCATCTTCAAACACGTAAGCCACGCCTGTAATGTCTTTTGTTGCTGAAAGGTCTAACCCTACCCAAACTGGCTTACCTTCAAAATCATTCATTGTCATTTTAGGATCTTCGCAAGCCTCCCAAGATTTTCTGGAAATCCATGCGGCTTCTGCATCAGTCCAAACGCAGAAATGTAATCTTAATATATTATTTAATCTTCCTGATATTGCTTTGGCTTGTGCAACAACATCTCGCAAATATTCTTTTGTTAATATTACATCAAGAAGTGGATTAACCTTTATCCAACACTCCTCATCGTTTAGCGGATCATCACCTTCATCTAATGCACACACATAACTAAAAGACGTGTCATCTATTGTATCGCCAGCCGCCACATCAACTGCGTGGGCGTGTTCTTCCCAGCATACGCTATTTTTATCTGATCCACTGTTGGTAATCATCAATAACAATGGTTGTTTTCTAAATTTAAAACCACGTTCTAACATTTCCATAATCGAGCGATCAGGGTGTTCATGAATTTCATCGCACAGAGCAAAGTGTGGTCTGACTCCAGATCCAGATTTACCACTGTCGCGTGATACTGGTCTAAAGAAAGAACCTGTTTTCAAATCAGCTAAATTCCACACTGGGTTTATCCCAGAGGGTGTTACACGCTCCTCAAGGGCTGGAGACTGCCGAACCATTGCCACAGCGTCATTAAATGTAATCATTGCCTGATCACGCTTGGCGGCG